CTGGAACATGGGTACAGATGGGGTCAACGATGACTGACCAATTAAAAGACATCTCATCACAGAACTATTCTGGAGACTATACAGGGTCATATACTGGGTACTATGACCGATTCTTTGCTGGATTCTTAAATGGTGCATACGCTGGTTCATACTCTGGTACATATACTGGATACTATGCTGGTAACACCGTACAAACTTCAAGTTCCACGCAAGAAACAAAACAGTTGTTCATTAGAACTGCTTAAGATTTGACATATATAGTGAGGTGGGTGTATAATAAACCTACCTATTTAATCATGAGGAAATATTATGACCGAAGAAAAGGCGAAATATCGCAACCCCCGATGGATAGATAAAGAAAACCGATCGCTATTCTGCGAGATTTTGGTTGGGAAAAATTATCGTCCAGCACAAATTAATGTTGGTAATATCGCAGAAGGTCTTGTTAACGAAGACTTTAATGCCATTATGGAAATCTTCACCGAAGAAGATATCGATGAAAATACAGAGAAACATAAAGATGTTGTAGCAGAACAAGAAGAAAAAGATGCTGAACAACGCGAGGTTCATAGGAACAGAATAATGCAAGAAGCATTGTTCGATATGAAACTAGAAGCTTTTGAAATTCCTGCTATTAAAAATTCAGAAGATAAAAGGATAAAGAAACTTATCCGTAAAGCAAAAACTCAACTCGAAGTACAAGCATGGGTCACTACATTACTTCAAGCAGAAGCATTGTATGCCACTCCAAACATGTTTAAACCAGACGGTACACATCCAGAGTTTGCTCCAGATATACCAGAACCCCCAACGGAACCGTAATGAACGGATATCTTTATGTCGCATCTCGTGATGAAAGATATCTAAAAGCTGCTGTCCAATCTGCTGAATCATTATTAGACTTTCATCCTAAAGCAAAGATAACACTCTTCACGGAAGAAAGGTGGGATGGAACATACGACAGAAAACTTTTTGATAATATCATTTATTGTGATGACCATGTGAGAGCAAAACTCTGGGCATTATCCAGAACCCCATATGACAAAACAATGTATATAGATTGTGACACCTATATTCAACACGAAGATATAAAAAAAGTCTTTACTTTTCTAGGAAAAAATGATATAATATTCACGCGGAACAGACCGTACAATGCAAAGATAACCAAACTAAGCGATACTGAAGAGATGATATATCATTGTGGTATCTTTGTATATAAGAAGAGACCTATTGTACAGGATTTAATGAATGATTGGTTTCAACAATACTGTGACCAGATTAGACCAGAATATGACCCCTCACCATATCCTAGAGAAGTATGTAAGTGGGATACATTTAGTATGTGGTATCTCTTAGAGAAAAAGTATAAAGACAAAATTAAAGTTGGAGACTTCCCATGGCCAGATGCTAGATGGAACTTCTGCATGGGACAACGACCAGAAGAGTTGTCGGGTATGCCTATTATTATAACACACTATACTTTGAATAGAGTATATAAAGAGAAAGAATCTTTTCAGTTAAGATGAAAACAATAGAATTAGTAAATCCAGAGTTAATAGAAATCCTAGACAGATGGTTGGATTTTTATAATAAAAATTGTCCAGAGTTCTTACCTATGGATGAACGAAGGTTTGGTGACAGGGACATGGATTATTATTGTTCAGAAGAATATCTGAAAGAGGTTCAGTCTAAAGGAGAAAATCACAAAGGCCCACCAGAGTACGCAAAGGTGTGTGATTTTCATTTAACACACGGAGTAGATAAAGAACTTAGGAGAGAGTCTTTAAAGGCTTGTGCGGAGTTATCCGCGTGGTTGTGTGCTAAGTTTAATGCGGTACATGTTTACTACCCTGCTGGTGGTTTCATGTCGTGGCATAATAATTGGGATTGTCCCGGCTATAATATTTTAATGTCTCACAGTAAAGGTTGTGGATTCTTTAAACACTTGGATGAAGATGGGAATATTGTGACTATCAATGACCCAGTTGGATGGAATGTGAAGATAGGATATTATGGTGGTAAAGATGAAACTCCATACTGGCATACTGCTGGAAGTCGAGGCCCGCGTCAAACATTCGGGTTTGTTATACCAGACGAATACTTATGGAAACAAATGGTATCGGATATTAGTATGGGATAAATCCATAAGCTGCGCCTGCCCAAAATCCCACTATAAAACACACTACCCACAAAAGCATTTTTCTTAATTTCATTAAAAGAATCCTTCTCTTTGTCCTATGACCATGAATCGGTCAAACTCTTTCTTACCGTCCCAAGAATAATATATTTGTTGTTTGGTTCCTTCATATCCACATTCTTCTATTCCTATCTGTTCTTTTAGTGCATCTATTGAGTTCACACAGTTGATACCATACATCTCTTCAACTACATTTGAGTTCTGCATCGCGTAGACGGCATTGGGATTCTTACCTACTAATTCTGTTAGGGGATACATTTGTTCGGTATGAATACAGATTACCACATCAACATCAATCTTGTTTAGATTCTCAAACTCAAAAGGTATGTCTAAATTCCAATGACGAATGTTTACGAATTTTTCTTGAGCATAATACTTGTGAAATGATTTGGAAAGATTGATACTCTCTTCATCCATATCCACTAGATGAATTTGTGCGACATCCAAGTTCTCACATAGGAGTGGAACCATAGGAAGACCCAACCAAGAGTTAAGAACTAATATTCTAAGATTCCCCTGTTTAGTATAATATTCTTCCAAATATTTTTTCAACTCTTCAACCAACCAGATTGAAGCATCCATATTATTTTCTTGTAGAGACTGCCTAAAGTCTACAAGTTTGTGAGGCATTTTGTTTTCTATGACATGTAATGCCTCTCCCCAGTATTTAAAGTTATTTAAAAAATTAAAATTTAACATCTTCACCTTTCCCCATTGAGTCAAAAATACAAACATAAGGTAGTTCGCGGTAAGTGTGTTTCTCTATGTCATGTGGAAATACATAGCCTTGGTTAAAACTATATACCCAACCGATAGGAAACAATTTGATTTTGGTTATTCTTCTGTTATAAAAGAAGTTATCAAGACCGCGATAGTACCATAGTATTTGTTTCTGATATTTATTAAAGTATTCTGTAATCTCTTCTGTGTTTAAGTTATCATTCCATCTCAGAACCGAAGAGTTTAGATCTGTATATTTATGTGGAATGTGCCTAGTGTTTTTGAATTGAGTTTCTAAATCGTGCCAGTATGTCTTTACGAAACAAAGACAATCTTCTGGGTCATAGTTTGCGATAGGAGTTATATCTTTCTGAATGATAGTATCAATATCAAAGAACATCTTTTCACCTTTCTGCGTGACAATATTACTATCAAAGAGATACATCTTGTTCCACCACTTCACCAATTTGTTTCCGCCCGGCAATGCGAGTGGCGTAATGTTCTTATCTAATCCTTTTGGATTTTCTGTTAGGCAGAAGAAATCAAAGTGTCCATCTGGCGGTGCATAAAATTCTTTACACGCCTCATACACATTATTGACATGTTGATGATTATACTTGTCACCCCACTTTACTGTGTAGATGTTCAAAATGGTTCCCTCTCATAAACTACATTACCAGACGCGGTAATCCTTTCGCCATCTGAAGTATAAAAAGGGTAAACCATGTGTGGTAATTTAGCATCAAAGAAAATCATTTTACCAACAAACCCTTGGTCAACATTTATCGCCAGTTCTTCTGGTACACCCATTGGTGAGTTCATAACAAAACAAAGTCTTGATGTCTTTGGGTCTTTCTTTTCTGGGAAGAATTTATCTTCCTTTTCTAAGTCGTATGGAACATTGATAAAAATTACAAATGAGAACAACCCGCCATGATTATGCATGGGATTGAATTCATGTTTCTTTTGATAGTTAATCCATACGCTTTCCAGACCAATCGGTAATAACGGATGACTTGTGTCTTTGTGTATCTTCATGTACCGTTGTACTTCTTGTCTGTAGAAGTGACTCATAATATCTTCTTTGACTGCATCTGGCATATCTTCAATTCTTATTTGTTTCTCCAGATGTCCTGCTAAGTTATAATTGTTTGAAGTGTCACCCACAAACTTTCTATAATAATTCAAGGTATCCATAGATACCTCACCTGTCCAGATACAATTATGTTTTGATATCTGTTCTTCGGCTATAAACCAATTTGGACTCATCATCACCAATGTCTTAATACTCCCGATATAATAAAGAAACAGGTGAAGAAGTTCACTAAGACAACTATGGTTCTCATTATTGCAACCATATCAGCCTCGTGTGAATCATCCGATGCCTTTTCTCCTAAAGACATGCACCATAATTTCCAAAGTTTTTTTCTCATTTTTACCTCCAATGTTCTAATAGTTTGGGGTCTGCGAGGTCATCTTGTTTTGTATGTCCTCTACTTTCATCCTCAAACGGTAATAAGTCTACATTAAATACACACAAAATACAATTGGGTCTGTAGATACCTACATTCAAATCATCTTCTTCCCATGAACGACCTCTATTATATGAGTATGCCATATGTGATGGAAAGTAATCCCAGAGTTTTGCTCCGTACTCTCCCCATCTCCATGAGTGATAGTTATCAGTTCCATCTGTATATGTGAACCATATCTTTTCTTGATTTTCTAAAACATCTTCCCATATAGGTTCACATTGGTCATCACTCCATACTTGACAACTTCCATTTGTATACGCACCATGTGCTAGTTTAAACTGTCTAGTCTGCATGGGTTTTGGGTCTTGCCACCAAGACCGCATTTTAGTTGGTTGTTCTGTATTGTAAGTTAGAAGTGGTGTAATATCATTCTGTATAATTACATCCAAATCAA